CGTGGTGCACCTTCATCTGGGTCTGGCGTAATATCATCTCTATCTTCGTCTTGTTTGTTGGTAAATATTTTTATTAAATCTACAATAGTCCAAATACCCATTGCAATACTAAACACAGCACCAATTGATCCTCCTGCTAAGCCACCCAGCACGCCGGCGCCACGTTTAGCTAAAACGCCACCTACGGCACCTAAACCTTTTTGTTTTGCTAATCTTGAAACACCTGCTAAGCCAGTTGTACCCAATAATGCTTTACCGCCCAAACCTGCTAAAGAACCAAAAATGCTACCTGCTAATAATTTTGTTAAAGCATTTATACTTTTTATTATTGAATTACCAGCTAATAAAAATAAAATATCTCTAAATACTTTTAACCAACCTGGATTTTGTTCTAATAATTTTGAAAAAGTCAAAGCAGCCTTAGATGTTGCATCCATTATTTGTTGCACTAAGGGCATCACGGCAATAAGAAGTTTTTGTTTAGCCAATTCCCAACGCATATTATTTTTTTGTTGTTGAAATGTATATTTAGCTAATTGTTTGCGTTCTTTTTCTGTAAGTTGCAATTCTTTTGACGTTTTTAAATAGTCTTTAAATTGTTCATCTGATAAATCTAAAACATTTAACCATTCTTGAGATAATCCAAGTTCTTGTAATATTTCAGATTTTACTCTCCCACTATATTTTTTTAGAGAATTTCTCAAAGACAAAATTAACTTATCGCTATCCATTCCTCTTGGATTTAAGCCAAGCATACCAAAAGTTTTTGCATTTTCGCCAAATCTTTCAAACCTAAATATTTTGTGTTGCAAACTTTGTATATCACCCGCAACTTGCTCAGGTGATAAATTTGTTCCTGATAGTCTAGCAAGACCTGCCATTCTGTTTAATCTTGAAATAGAAATATTTGATTGTTTTTCAAATGTAACATACATTTGATTAGATTTTAATAAACTATTACCTAATCTATCTAATACTGTTACTGTCGCACCAATTGCACCAACAAATTTCATAGAAGTCATTATGTTTTTCTGCATTACAGAATTTAAAGAATCGTGTTCTGTTTTTGCTTCTCGTAAACTATCTATTTCGTCTTGCTGCGCTGCATTTTTTTTAATTAACTCTTTTTCTTCATCACTTGTAGCCTTAGCTAAATCTTGCATTAATTTAATTTGTCTGCGTGTCTTTTTTTCGGCTTCAGTCATTTTTTTAATTGCAGCATCTAAAGCCTTTGTATCTCCTTCGGTACCTATTTTGATTATAAATTCGCCTAAATTCATTTTTTAGCCTTATTTAACTCGTATGTAGTTGCTTTATATTGTCTTACCAATATTTCATATTGATAGGCTTTTATTACTTCATCAACAGGGGCATTATATGCGATACCTGGATTGCTATTATACCATCCTGCCTTACATATAGTATATATTATAACATCTTCTTTATCTACATTATAGCGAACTGTTGGATGAAGTTCCCGTCCTTTATATGGGTTTTCCACGTAGAAATAAGGCTTTGAATAAAAGGGCGTAAATTTTCCTCAATGCAAGCAAAAATTATTTCATAATAATCTTGCCTTGCTTCGGGTATGTCTTCCCTATCAAATAACTCTCTATCAATTTTATAAACTTTTTTATAAGTACAATATTGTAAACAATTATAAATTGCTTCTTCAAAGTCATCAGAAGTATCAATTCCAATTAATGTATCTTTAATAAAATCAATAACTCCAGTAAAGTCAATTTCCTTTTCAAATAAAGTTTTATCACCACCCACTAACTTAATACCGATTGGTGATTTTTTTAATTCATTAAAAATTACTTGCTTTAATCTTTGTACATCTTTCATAGGCGCACAATTAATCACAATTGAGTTGCCTGTACTCATTGCCTTAAATTCTTTCATTTGGTTCTCCTTTTTATTATTTTAATTAGTTAATATATACGGTATAGAGAAGTTAATCTCTACACCGTATAAACTATGGATAGAAAAAGAGGTAGAGGGTTTTAAGCTATACTTCTTTCTGCGTTTGCAAATTGTATTACATATTCTACAACTGCTTGTGCTGTTTCACCGTTTACATTTGATGACATATTAGGATTTCTTTGTATCATACCACCTTTTAATAAGTAAGTATTATAAGAAATATGTCCTTCGCCATCACCTACCATTTTTACAACTGAACCATTAATTAAAATAGTTCCTGCAAAGCCTTCAGTTTTAGGTACTAAACCATTAAGTCTTTTATCGTCTGTAGATGACATTAAAACTCTTAATGTTAAAGTAGCATTTCTACCAGCTTCATCATATGCAAAAATGGTGTTTCCATTTTTACCTGTTTGCATTGAAAACAAGTCATTATTGACTTCGAGTGTACCAATATCACCATCTGCGAAATCTTTTAAGGGAATATCGTTAATGATTATTGTATCACTTCCTGTAAGTGCATAAGATGCTCCCATTTTATTCTCCTATCTTTGTATTTGTACTATTAAATTACTTGAATGAATTGCCCCTGATAATTTAATTGCTATTTGAACTAAAGGAGCTATTCTTTGTTCTCTTTCCGTCTGAGATTGCTGTGCAATAGGTAATGAATAAATATAGTATCCTTTTTCTTGAATATTTCTTTGGAAGTCTTCTGGGTCACCAAATGGAATTGAGTCATTCCATTGTAATCCTGTTCCTATTACACCATTTCTAACACCCTGAGAACATACTTGTTCATAAGCATTTTTCAAACCTACCATACCAGCTTCTGTTTGAGGTATTTTAGTATTAGTTTGTCTTAAATAATTAAATCCATTAGCTTCTAATGCTTTTTTCAACCATAAAATATTAGTAGCTTCATCTGTATAATATCCATTATCAAACGAGTAAACACAGCTTAAACCTTCAGTAGTTGCATACACATCTACTCCATTAGTTTTAGCTAAATTATAATAGGTTGAATTTATATTGCCATCAGGTTTAACACCTGTTAATTCTTTTAAGTTCATTGTAATTGCAGTATCTGCACCGGAATAATTAACTGATTGTGCAATTGTCGCATAAGTTGCAGCTGCTATTTTGCAAGCTTCTGCGCCTTCATCTGTTTTTGCAATTAGTCTAGTCTTTCTATTACCTGCTGTTTTTATTGCTGCACCTAAAGTACCAATATTTACTAATGATTGTACGCCTTCATAATAAATATGGTCTTTGGCTTGCACTGCTGTAGCGGTTGCTTCAATTAAAGTATTATCAATTGTTTGAGTAGTTAAAACTCCTCCAAAATATCCTGCTTCTTCTGCTTGGGCTAAAGCTTCTGCTACCGTTGTTCCTGTTTGAACAGTACCTGCTACTGTAGTTTGATTTGCACCGTCTAAATAACTTGAGCCATATAAATCTGTTCCGCTTCCTGCGGTTGTAGCTTTTAGTGCAACTGCTGCAGTAGTACCATAATTTCTTGATGTAAATTTAATTTTATTTGTATTTACTACTGCAATATCACAATCTAAATATTGCGCTTTTAATATTGCAACTACATCATTAATTGTAGATATATTTGTAAAGTTTAAATTTGTACAAGTATAATCTGTACCATCAATTGTAATTGTTAAATCACCAGTTGAAATGGCTTTTAATGCTGTGATTATTGTAGTTGTAATAGCAACTGTAGTTGTTGTACCAGCCGTTGCATTAGTTGCAGTATATGGGAATATAAGAACTTGCCCATTGCCTGTTCTTAAATTAGGAACTGGGGTAAATAGTGCTTGCGCCATTTTTGCGGTTAATGAATCAGTTCCATATTCATTAATAGCATCTTGTGTATTAACTGCCCATATATAAGGTTGAGTGCTGAGCGGGGTTTCATTTGTAAGCAAACATATTGAATTGCTATTATACTCTCCCAAACCTGAAGGCGTTGTAGATACACTTACATTAATTGTGTATGAAAGAGGTACCGTTCTTGTCATTTTTCTGCCTTTCTATGTTTATATATTTTTATTTTAACATTTTTTATGTACTTATATTATTTATTATTTGATTATTTTGTATTGTAAAATCTGCAAATATATTCGTATTTGTATTTCTTGCCTGTGTCCTAAATGAATTATAATAATCAACTTCTTTAGTAAATTTATTCCAAGTTAAGCATTGAAATCTTATTGTAAAACGGTTTATATCTGAACCACCATCTAAACCTGATAAATTTACTGCATCTGAAATTTTTCCTATTCTAAATTGATATTTGTCTTGTAATTGTTCTGCATAAGTGCTGTTTAAGCAAGCTTGCACTTCGGGGAATCTATCTCTAGCATCATTGTTTTTTGAATAAATATCAATTTGCATAGTTCTATCTTCATTTAAATAAATATCTTCGTAATATTTAGTTACATCATTTATTACTTCTTGCCTGTATTCTTTTCTATTAGAGTAAATTCTATTTCTTAATGTACAAATAGTTATTTGAATATTTGGTGTGTTAAATAATTTGACATTTTGATTTTTAATCATTATACAAGGTATTTCATTTCCTTGTGCATCATAACCCCAATTACTAGGTAAGTCTAATGATTGTTGTACTAAATCTACTATTATTTTTTCTATTTGTTTTTGCATTTATACTACCTATTTATATAAATTATAATCTTCTAACATTACTTCATCATAAGGAGCAAATACTTTTAATCCCTTACCTTTAGCAAAAAATATTAATTCTCTAACATTTTGATATTCTTTTTTTCTTTGTTCAAAATCTAAATTAAATCTCATACCATATAAATATATTTCTTCATATCCTTGTAAAATTGCATAAGCTATTAAATATGAAACAGTATTATTAAAATAATTGCCACCTACTAATTCTATTAGTTTATCAACATTAATACTTTCTCTACCCATTTCAGCATCAGGTTTAAATATTTTATTTTTATGAATATCAAACCATAAATCTACTCTTGGTATATTTTCTTCATCTTCGTGTTTATTAAAACACCAAATATCAAAAGTTTTATCATCAAATGGAGCTTTATATTTAGTAGTCAATTTACCTAAAATAGCTACCTTTTTATTCTTCATAATCTCTTATTACCTCATATTCTATAAATCCGTTTAAAGAATAATCTTTTACACTCATTACTTTAAATCTTTTATTTTGAAATATAATTTTATCTTGAGTTTGTAAATTTAAAGTACCTGATTTTGCGTGAATCCAATACCAAGACCAAGAACGTTGGTTTTCTGGTTTAAATTGCAATTCTTCATCTCTTAATGGTTGCCAGCAACCTAAAAATTCAACAGGTTTCTCACTTTTAATTACATCACCATCTACTACAGTTTGAGTTATTTTCACTAAGCTTAATGGCACTTCCCAGCCTGTTAAAGTATTTGCCATATTTGGCATTCCACTTTTTAAACTTCTATTAAAATTA